AAATGGCACAAAATCAACAGTTAATCAACGACCCCGCAGCCCAAGCGGCAAGGGCGTCTAAGGTTGCTGAAGCAACGAAGCAATCAAACAAGAAAGGCGGCATAGGTATGAACCCACTTGCTCTTTTTGGAACACTTGGGATGAGTGGTATCGCACAAGGCCTGTATAATAGAGGACAAAGACGGCAGGGAAAAGACAGATTAGATGCTTATTCCCGAGGAGATTTTAGTAAATCATTATCAAATACAATAGAAACCATTGAATTGAGAAAATCGTTTCAAGTAAAGAATGAAACGGGGGCATTGAGAAATGCCCGCAGATAGTGCTTTTGACGAAGCATGGAACGGCTTGGAAAAAGGTTTCTTTGATTCATTTCAATCTGCTGCTGAGAACGCTCGTAGAAAGCGTGTGGAACGGAGAGCAAATGCAAGCCGATTCACAGGGGGCGACCTCGGCAGGGGGACTGAAACAGTGTCCCCTGCCCCCACCTCTCCCGGTAGCCCACCTCCCGCTACCCCTTCCGCTGATGTTGCTGCAAACATTATGCAAGCATTACGGGGGACTGACCCTTTTCAAAGCATAAGTGAATTGATGTCTAATGAACAGGCAACGCATAGAGAACAAATATCCCCCCCTCTTGAAGAAACTAAGATTGTTGAGCCTGAGCCTAACACCGTAGAGGTTGCAAACGAGACTGCTGATTATGAGCCTGTTCTTGAAAACGATACTGAGGAGGTTAGAGAGTCGAGGGAAGAGTTTAACACAAGACTTGCAGAATTCCTCAATATCGATAATCCTGTCGAGAATCCTGAGTCCTCGATGGATATCCTTGATGAGCCTCGAATGGACCCTGAGGAATTTATACCCCCCACTATGGATATTCTTGATGAACCGGATAATTTGTCCGATGAAGATGAAGATGAAGAGATACCCATTATTGAAGAGGACAAACCCGATTTGGATGACGCAAAAAAAGATGAAATTGTTGCTAATTTAGTCGATAACTTAGGTTCTGTGGATGATCAAGATGCGGCTCTTGCAAATATCCTCGGTCTACTTCAACCTGCTACGGACCCTAAAGATGATGAAAAGACTGAGTTAGAAGAGGATGAGATACCTAATATTTTAGATGACCCTGAGGGGAAAGCCCCTGATGTAGAACAATCAAAAGACGATGCTCGTTCATTTTTTGGCTTTACTGGAAAACCATTGTCAGGTGAGTCAGGTGCTAAAGAATGGAGGAGGTTGTATGATGCTTTAGAAAGTGAGGAGTCAGGTGATTATATGACTCAAGACTTCTTTGAAGTAAAACTTGAAATTGCGAGACACTTAAGGAATAATATTGATGATGACCTCGCTGAAGCACTCGGTGCGGATTTTGAGGACCTGTCAGATGACCTTTCAAATCTTATATCAGACTATAATAGCACATTGGTGAGAATGGAGGAATTAGAGGAATATACCGCCGAAGTAACAGGAGACCCGGACCCGCCAACATTTACTGAAGTAAGAGATGATAAATTAGAAAGGGAAAAAACGCAAGCGGAAACTGAAGCCGAAAAAGCCAAACAAATGGATGAACGGTTAGCGGGGATTACCGGAGAGACATCGGCCCATTTCAGCGATGATGCACAGCCATTTGACGGGCCGACTATGAAGGTATTAGTCGATATGGTAGCAAAGGTCGGAAAACTTCTTGATGGCGACGAGACCATTCAAACCAATCAGACAAAATTTAAGAGACGAGGCACAATACCAGTCAATCTCAGTCTCAATGATGATGGAGAGATAATTGGTGCAAAAGTATTGGGCAAAAATGCCCACATTATGACAATATTAGGTTACACAAAACCTGATGCAAAGAATATAACAATTGGTGGAGAGACGCTCGTTGATGTGTATAACGAATATTACAAAGGAAGAAAAAAACAGAACAAAAAGATAGTAGAACAGGAATTTCCAAAATTTATCTCGAATGACCCAAGGTTGTTGCCCGATTTCGACCCTGAAAAGGATTACAAATTTCAAGAAATAGGAGGTAAAGGCATGAAAGATGTTAACATAACTCAAAACCAAGCGAGTGTTATGGGTATCGATACCGATAAGTTGCGTGGGAGTGAATTTACTGATGATGTTATTTCAGAATTGCGTCACCGTGGCGGGGGGCACAGATTTGGTAAAAAGTTTAGAGGGCGAGATTATGTCAACCAAAAACTAAAACCAAGTCCTCGATTTGCAAGTGGCCCGAATGTCACAGTTAGCAGACAAACGGTAGACCCAATAGACCGAAGAATGGAAAGAGAAATGATTTTACCAAGAGCAGAAGGCACTGGTTTAGGAGGGAGGGGCAATCCTAGGTCAATGCAAATCCTGCCTGAGCCAAATGTTTCGGTTACAATGCCGGAGTTAACAGATGGCAGGATATATGGGGCTTTGGACACTGGTTACGAAAACATGACCCCTCGAAACATATCTGATGTATTAGTAAGGCATGGACAAAAAGCGAAAGAGGGCGGTCATCAAATTAAGGCATTAGGTGGCGTCAAAGAAGTAGCGGCGTATTTTAAAAGTTTGAAAGGCACAGAAGCCCAAGCCAGTAGAGTGGGCAATCACTCTATCGATAATAAATTGCTTCAGGTTGGTTTAAGTCACCATGATAAAGGCAGTAATAGGGAGATAAATTATCAAGGATTTGAAGAGGGTTCACCGACTGCTGAGGGTAGTGTAAGTATTCATTCTCAACATGGTTCCGTGCCTATGACCACTATTATTGCCCCGAGAGAGGATAAACTTGAGAATGTTCCTAACACATTTATGAAGTCTAAAAACGACAATTATTCTTTGTTGCCAATGTCAATACAGATGAAAAACGATTCTCAAAACAGCGTTCAAAATAATATGAGCCTATTACCAACGGGGTGGAATCAGTAATGTCAGATAACCCCATGTTAAAGTTAACAAGTAACATTGACTTTGAGATGGGGCGTAGAGATTTCAAGTATTTTTTTGAGGACATCTGCGGTTTTCAATTAGCAGACTTTCACAAAGAATGGTATGAAATGTCTGAAGACCATAACAAAACTTGCGTAATTGCGTCCCGTGACCATGGTAAATCTGTGTTCTACAGGTGTTACCTGCTTTGGAAAATGGCATACAATGAAGGCACTGAGGTTCTATTCTTTTCACACAGTCAACATCAGTCGATTGATCACATGGCGAAAATGGATGAATTGATAATGACCACGCCTGCATTGGAACACCTCAAACCAAAAAGAGGTTGGGCAAAGCAATTATTCAGGTTCACAAACAAATCATCGATAAGAGCGATGTCGGTTGGTAAAGCAGTGCGTGGTGCTCACCCTGATATTGTAGTGTTGGACGATATATTGTCTAGTGAAGCACAGACTCAATTGAAGGCTGTTGCTCAATGGTTCTACACGGCATTGCTCCCTGTATTGCACCACACCGCACAATTGTGTATAGTAGGCACACCGTTTTCATTTACCGACCTATATGCTGAATTGAAAGGACTTAGTGGCTACAGTGTAAAAGAATATCCAGCAATAAATGAAAAAACCGGAGACCCTCTATGGCCTGAAAGGTGGTCGTTGGATGCACTTAACTCAAGGCGTAATGAAATGACATCCATTGCATTTACCCGAGAATATCTTTGTCAACCGCTTTCGAGTGAAGAGAGTTTGTTCCCTGAAGAGATGATTGCCAATGCGAAAGATGATTCTATTGCATTGACATATTACCCTGACCCGGATGAAAGTCTAAACTATTACATTGGGTGGGACCCTGCTATAAGTCCCGATAGAAAAGCAGACTATACCTGTATGATAGTCATAGGGATGGATGAGAACCGTCACAAGAAAATAGTGCATGTCCATCATGAGAAAGGTATGGACTTCAGCAGTCAAATAGACAAAATCATTGAATTGAATGTGCGCTTTAGCCCTGTAATTATAGAATTAGAAACTAATAACTTTGCTTTAGCATTCAAGCAGGTCTTAAATGAAGTATCAGATTTACCAGTAAAGCCTTTCAGTATGTCGAGGATGAAGAAAGAAGCATTAATTCACACACTGCAATTGCACTTTGAGCAAGGGCATTTGAAGATACCATACATGGATGAGGGGGCCACAAGGAGGCACATGAACACACTAATCACTGAATTATCGACATTTACCATGCTTGAAAATGGCCGAATGGAGAGTTTAGGCTCTCACGACGATATGGTTATCAGTTTGGCATTGGCTGTTCAAGCCACAAAAGAATACAGGGATAACATTGTAATACTTGATTCTGAAGCGTGGAGTAAAAGGTTGGGGTGGGCTAATGTCTGATTTCATAGAAGCGGTTGTGGGTGTAGAGTCATTATATGACGCATTGAAGAAACTTGACCCTAATTACCAACATGACCCTTATGCAGCAGGAAAGAACCTTGCAAATTCTTTAGTGAACACAGCAAAACAGCGTTTATCGCAAATGAATCAAAAACAACAAGAAGCAGAACAAGAAGTGGCTGAGGCTGAGGAAAAGCAAAAAGAAACCAAGCCTAAAACGCCTGAAGCCCCAAAAACTACAAGTGCTGGTAGTCCAAGAGATGACTCGGGTATAAGGGGGATGAAAAGTGATGAAAGCACGGCCACCCCCGCTGAGTCGGATGGTTCCGAGGTTAGCGCATCCCCTCAAGAAAAACTCCCAATGACCAAATCTTGGTTTATTGATAACTTTGGAATGACAAGCACAGAAATGATCGAGATTCTAACAAAAGCCGAGGAATTTGGTGCTATTGACAGCATTCAGCCTTTGATTCATATGGAGAGAAAGGCGATACTAAAACAATTTGAAGGTGTTGATTCTTCATTAACTAATTCTTTGCCACTGACCGACCTTGATTATGATTTGATAAATCAAAACCCTGAACGATATAGGATTCATCTACTACAATTAGTAAAAGCGTGGACCTCATCTGATTCTGAGGATAATAAAATACGGGCGGAATCAATTTGGCGAACCCGTATAAATAAGACACAAAGCCTATCCCCAAGAGAGGCAAGCATGTTATCAAAATGTGCCGATGTTATGTATGAAAGAGGCCCAATGAATGTGGGTACATTGAAATCATATGGCATTAGTGCGCCGTCAAAAGAAATATCAAAACTCATTAAGTCACACGGTTTTCTTTACAATATCGTGAAAGCGGGGCAAGGTAAAAGAGCAGATGAAAGAAGTTTGTTCTATGATGTAGACAGGCCAACAGTATTGATAAAAAATACAGGCAGGCTAATTTCTTCTTTATTGGACAGTGGCGGCGAATTAGGCTTAGACCCGAGAGGAGTCCCACGAATCGTATTGCCGTTTGATAGTGTTAACGCACCTGATTATGCCGATGCTATTAAGGCTGAGATGGATGTCAGCAATGTCAGGGCTGAGGGTTCTTCGTTGGTTATTGAGGGCGAGAAAGCGGTGCATAAAGCACTTGAATGGGCTTTACCCTCTCTTGGAGAAAGCAAACAAGACGGACTTTTAATGAAAAAAGCGATAGAGGGCGATATGAATGCTGGCCGGATTCTTTTGTATAATGACGCCAATCCTAACCGCCAAGTCGAGTTAATGAAAGAATGGGGCTGGTCTGTCGACAATTTTGCACAAGTATTACAAGGCGTGATGAAGAATGGCTAAGGAAGATGCAAAGAGGATGGAACGCTTGTTCTCCGCAATAGGCGTAGACATGGAAAGACATCAGACTCCCGTTCCGGCTATGCCTCTTTTTTCGAGTGGTATACAAGAACCGGCTCTCCTGCAAGGGATTACAATACCAGCATTGTATGCAGCAGCGTATGAATGTGTTGTATTGAGGTCAATACTAAATCACTTGAGCGTAGAAGCATTCCGTAAAGGATGGGGTTGGAAGGCTAACTTTGTAGTTAAATGCAGGGAATGTGATGAAGAATATCAGCAAGAGGTAGCAACTTGTATGAAATGTGGTGGCGAAGTAAGAAAAGCCGATAAACAACAAATAGAATATGCAAATACAGTGTTCAATAATAATAACAGGATGACTCAAAACTTTATTGAAGTCCTTAGAGAAATAGAGATGGACTTAAACATTGTAGATGATGCGTATATTATTTTGACAAAAGAATACTTTATTGACCCGTCTTCAAAGTCTGCCAAGTTTTACAGAATAAAAGAAGTCACAAGAGCAGACCCTATTTTTATGCGTATTGTAGCAGATAAGCGTGGTATAAGAGGGGGCAAGCAATATACCAGTATTGTTGACCGTTCATTTAGAACATCCAAATCTACAGATAAGTGCCCTAAGACTGGCATGGATGTAGTGCCAATACATTACATGAATCTTGCTGGCGTCGGCAATGGGCAGGTATATACTGACGATGAGGTCATACATATCAGTAAGTGGTCTCCGTCTAAACTTTACGGTAGAAGTCCTGTTGCAACAATGTGGAGGCAGGTCAATACACTCATTGCTATGGATAATTATGTTTATTCTGCATACCAAAAGAGGAGAATGCCAAGAGGAGTAATGGTGATCAAATCTTCTAACTTAGAAACGGTAGAAAGGACTGCAAGAAATATACAGGAACATCTTGAAAGAGACCCAAATTACATACCGACTGTTGGTGTTGAAACTGAGTCGGGTAGAGGCGGTCTTGAGTATGTTCGTATGATGGACACATTGGAAGAATTACAATATATCCCAATAAAAGATGATATTCGTCAAAGGATTGCTGCTTTCTTTGGTGTGTCAAATGTATTTATGAACGATGTAACCGGAGGCGGATTAAACAACGAAGGTATGCAGATTGTTGTAAGTAATCGTTCTGTAGCCTATGCTCAGTCTATTTACAATAATGTGCTATTCCCCGCACTGGCCGAGGCCTTTTCAATAACAGAATGGCATCTCAAACTAAGTCCTCATGAAGAGGAAGATGAAATCATGAACATGCGTAGAGACGAAATGGCTATTAGAAACATGATTCAAATGAAACAGGCTGGATTTGAAGCGACCTTGCGAGACGGTATTGATGACACAATCTTGCACTTCGATTACAAACAACCCGACCCTGCTGAATTGGCAGCGGCTCAACAGGCTGCTGCGGAGGCTGCTCAAGCACAACAGGCTCAACAAGGAGGGGCTCAACAAGGAGGGGCTCAACCTGTTCAAAAAGGCGTCATATTAGAAAAAAGGTCACAGTTGGACCCAAATAGAGGTGGTAGTTTGCCTGTTCCTTCATCCGTCGCAGTGAATGATGGTAAAACAGACATCCCTGTCTTACGCACTGTTGGCGAGGGTCAGCACGGTTCAAGAAACAGTGAAGGGAAGAGTCCAGTTAGAGTAAAAAGGCATGAGGGGGCACCTGCTGGAGCCGAATCAAAAACAGATAAGCGTCAGGACAAAAGTGTTCAAGAGTCCATGACTGATAAAAGACTTAGTGAAATGAGTAAAAGAAAAGGCCTTGGTGGGCAATCTTGAATAAGTAGATTAACATGGGCATAGGTGAGCGCAGATGACAGAATCATTCGGAAATTTTGAAATAATTGAAAAAATGCAGCCGATGGCAAGAAGGGCCATTTCTCAGATAGAGGCTATGGAGCAAGCAATCTTACAGAACAATCGAGCAGACATTGAAAAATATATTGTAGAGGCCGAGAATGCAATTTCTCATTTGAAGTCTGATTTAGAATTGCATGACAGACTGCAAAAAGCATTAGGCGCACAAAGAGCAGATGAGACTACCATTAGAAAAGGTAATATCCAAGAATTTCATCACACCGATTCAGATTATGCAGGAACCGAACAAGGCGTAGTATTGGGCGTTTCTCGCAAAGGCCGCACTACTGAAGTATTCAGGCCGCACCGTGTATTCTAAGGAGTGAACAATATGTGGCACGATGATGGCTCAGCAAATCTACCATTAATTGGTAATAGATTTAGGGCTGAGGGCCAACATTTCAATGGCATGATTACTAAACAGACAATGGAAATGATGCCTCAACAAGGCAGTCCAAAGTCTGCATTAGGTGACGCAATTGATGAATTAGATGCAATGGTGCAAGCATTAGGGAGTCGAGCAGATTCTGTAAACAGTTTGTTGTCTCAAGCAAGAGCAACTAACATAGACCCTGATGTTACAATGGCAATGATGCAAGATGTGGAAAAATTTAGAGGAGCACTCCTGAGTTTAACTCCTTTATTGAACGGCATTCGATCAATGCACATGAATTTGGTTCAACACGGACCCGCAACTCCAATGATGCCTGACCCTATGATGGCAGCGGCACAACAACAGGCCCCTATGAATATGCCTCCGGCAGACCAAATGGCGCAGCAGGGGGGCATGTGAGATGGCCGATGAGAAACAAGCAGAAATCGATTTGATGAAGTCTATGGTTGACAAAATCAGTGCGTTAGAGCATCGAATTTCCAGTCTTGAACAGAATAATAACATACTTACTAAATCTTTACAGGACCCTGAGGTAATGATGAAAAAGGCAGGTTGGATGAAATTTACTACACCTGTTGCAGATGAAGCATTTGACCCGCTTCAAAGAGACATTGGGGAACAGAATTTTGACTCTCCTTTCAAGGGAAGTGGCGATGTATTTCAGAAGTCTCGCTTTGATGAGTTAGAAGAGTGGAAAGCGGCAGAAAGGTCGGTGACAAAGCAATGACAATGGAATGGCATGACCCCGTAAAGGAAGCAAGTAACTTATTGAAACAATATGTAGATGATTTGGTAAAATACCAAACAGACGGTAACAAAGATAACGGTGTTCCTATGTTTATGGACCACGCTGGTGGCGTTCCTGTTCAAGCAGCGGCTGGATATTATACCAATCAAACTCTACCTCACTATGAATCAAATGCTCCTGCAAAGACTACTATCAGCGAGGTGTACTCTATGCCCGCTGCTTTTAGAACGGGACATGATGCAAATGGTTCGTCTTTGCATATGCAAATGAATGATGGCGGGACTAAAAAAAGTGGCTATATCGATGCTACTGAGCAAACAATGGCTTCATTAAGTCTAATTAAAGAAGCAGCCGAGGGTGATGAAGAAAGAAGCCAAATCGTCGCAGATATCGAAAAAATGCTCAATCAAATTAACTCCCGCCAAAGATAAGGGGGAGTTAAATGTCTCAGGATGAGTTAGCAAGAATTCGCACAGATACCTTATTCTCTATTCTATTACTCAAAGATGTTGATGTTCCTTCATATCAAGATGCGATGATGAACGCTGAAATGTTATCTAATAATGACATGGCAATATCATCAGCGGTTGATGCAGCCAATAACAAACCACCTTATTCAATGCTTGACTTAAGCAGCCCTATGTCTGCTGCAAGAATGGTAATTCCAAATCAATTGACATCTTATTTAGCGGGTCATGCTAAAATAATGAATGACCCAGTATCAGACTGGCCACAAGCAGCACCCGACAATTTATTTGGCGACCACCACCCTTTTGGCTACAAATCTAATTGCTGTCCATTACTTCACGGGGCCGCACACGGAGAACCTGAATATGTAAATCATGTACTATCTTTGATAGAAAATGACCAAATGCCATTGAAAGAAATGGACTCTCTTGAGAAAAATGTTGAAGTGGTCCCCAAAGGATATCAGGGCTATTTTGGCAACCCCATAGAAAGTATGCACGATTTGTATGTTAGGGACCGAAACATACACGCTTTCAAGTCTGATGACGAGTACATGGATTTCAAAAGAAACGATTTGCAAAAAGGGTATGGTATGATGCCATATTTGTTTGGTTTAGAATACAACACGGATGATCAAAGACGCTCTTTCTTTGATTTGTTGTCTCAATTGTCTAAAACCAGTAATAGAGATGTTGCTGATTCAAGGCGTATTAAAAATAAGTTTCAAGAACAAGCCGGAATATCTTGGGGCCGTGCATTAAGAAATTGGCGAGCAAGATTCAAACCTCTTGCTTCGTGGTGGGAAAGAGCACCTGACCGCCATGGTCCAACAGAACCTCATCAAGGGGGTCCACTACAGCATTATCACTCACCTTATGTTAAGTCAAGTCAAGGTGCAATAAATGAATCAGCAACATATCATTGGTGGGATTTGTTTCAACCATGGGGCGGCGTTGGTCGTTCAATAGATTCTCTTGAGTCAATACTCGGACAAACATACCCTCAGGTGTTTGATGGCTCCAATGGTTGGCTGAATGATGTTTTGATTACTAATACAGTATATGACGAAACATCTCCAAATGGGGCGCATAGCCACGGCGGCTCTCACTTCCCTAATGCCGCTAACAATATGGGTATGGACTCGCCAATGCGCCCTGCGGTTTCATCAGGATATACGCCTGACGATGACTATGAAGCAAGACGGGCGATGTATTCCCATGCTGCAAACCGTCAATATCTACACCCCAGCGAAATACAGGGGACAGGTGGCCGGATTGATATTCCTGATGATGCACTATTATTCTCAGGATTGGGTAGAGCAATCGCATCTCAGGCTGATATGGGTTCTCCAAGAGTCGGTATGAAAAGAGAGGAACACCCTTCTTCAAATGAATTATACTGGGCAATGCACAATCAACACTTTAGAGAATCGGATAGACATATAGGTAGAGTTATGCAACAGATGTCTCAGAAAGTCCTAAATCAATTCGGCCCTGAAATACTGAACCCAGCGGGTTCTACGGATGAAATGGCGCACACAATAGCAAGAGGCAATCTGCAACAAATAGCGGCAGCAGCAAATCACGCATTGATGAGAATACCAATAGATGACTCATATAGAAGCGTGGGCATTGACCCCGAATTTAAGAAAGTAATGGGTCCTATTGGCCCAGTATCTCCTAACTCGCACACTGTAGTCCCTCCAGTGTACCTCAGTGGGGACACAGATGCTTGGGGTCATGAAATGCCAGCAACACTCACTTGGAGATTTGACCCTAATCAAGGAAGTTATGTGTTCGGACAAGCCGATGAACCATTTACAATAATGCAACGCACAGCACATGAAAACCATGTAAATATGGTCTCTCCTTCATTAGTAGAGTCTTCAAGTAAAATATTAGGCAAACAAAAAGACATCAATGCGCTATCTGCTGTGGACCAGTTTGGTTATTCCCCTATTCAAAATAATATGCTAAGAAAAGCGGACGATTATGAATTAACAGGAGTGTATGAAAATTTGATTGAACCTGCTCATACTGTCTATGACATTGGAGATGTAAATACCATCAAAGGCTTTAGTGGCGATTGGGTTGTTCAAAAAATGCCGAAAGGCAAGAGGGTAATGGTAAAGAAAACTGGTAATAAAATAGAGCCTAAGTCATTACCCGACGGGGTGAAGAAAGCACTAAAAGAGAGGAGTGGTGACTTTACATTTGATGCTTATGTCGATAAAGATATGTTGAATGTAGTGGACTTGTTAGTCCACAAAGGCACCGATTTATCATATGAGCCTTTAGAAGATAGAATGAATGTTTTGAGAACCCTCTACCATTCAGATGAAAACATTCACTTTCCGATGCCCACGAATTGTAGCACAACCGACATCGATGGACTGTCCAAGACCGTTGATTCAATGGATGGCGAAAATTATCTGATAAGAGACGCTACTTCTACTTTCATAAAAGGTAAAGAAGCACATCCAAAATGGATCAAGTTAATTGATGAAAGTATATCAAAAGAGTTTATACATGGCTTATTGCCGGAAATATCGGTCAAGCGTGATACTATATTACTCTCATATCCCGGCATATTGATGCCTATTATTGTAAAAGGAGCATTTGACGGGAGATATAGGATGAGTATAGATAAGTATGAAGGTCCTGATTATTTAGTAAAACATGCTAAGAAACAATCTAAAGTATGGGGCCCGGTGTCAATATCACTTCTAAAAGAAGCATTTGCATCTACCGACGGGGGTTCTCATAACCCGGTTCATTCTGTACCGGCCAAGCGAAAGAAGCCTCGTAGAAGAATTAACAATGGCGAAGTTGTAGTCAAGGCCCCTGCTTTACTTGATAACTCAGGTGATGTATCAAAGGTTCAGGCAATGATGAAACAAGCATTACATTTGTTGAGGGATAAAGAAAAACCAATGTCGACAAAAGATTTGTGCTCTAAAATTGAGGGTCTGACGCCTAAATTATTAGATGTTCACGCAGGGGAGTATGGTCTTGACAAAGTAGAAGATTCAGAAAATATGTGGACCGTCAATGAAGCAATTGATGATGATGTTGCACAAAAACAGTCATTCCCTCGAATGAATAGGGCATCGCCTGATGGAGGTGCGTGGTCAGGGATGCAGGCGGATATTACCGCCCCTACGGGTCCTACTGAAATAACCGAAGAATCCGGCACCACAATTGGAGCAGACCCTAACATTGTAGATGATGATGAACAAATGCCTAAAGAAAAACCGTATCACCTTCAGATAAGGGGCGACCCTGAAAAGGATGGACTCGCTACAATAGATATAGAAAATGGCAAAGCAAAATTAAGATATCCAAAGAGAACGCCTCAGGAACAAAGAGAGGAAGATGAAATACCAGCAGACGCAAAGCCTGTCCCTGATGAAGAGGCAGTAGATATGCCGCTATCTTAGAACCTACTCTTTAATATAGATAGACACATTTTGCAAAGTTTGATGGCGACCAGTGCAATGTCAAGAAACGGTGTTAGAACCTCCGGGTTCTCCGCTATTGGCAGCGACTTCTTATTGAAGGCAGCAGACGGTCAAGACCTATTCATTGCTGGATATGCAAGCGTGGATATGGTTGACAAGCAAGGAGACCGAATCCCATCATCCGCATTAACTAAGGCCTTTGAGAAATTCATGGACAATAAAGCCTTTAGAAATGTGCAATTAGCACATAGTGGAATTCAAGTTGGAGAGGTAGTCTCAGACTATACAGACTCGGAAGGCCGAATATGGAAATCCGAAGTAGATGAGCACGGATTGTTTGTAGTATGCAGAATTCGTGACGACATACAAAAAGCACGGGAAGTGCAAAAGCAGGTTCGCAATGGTGAGTTAAGAGCGTTTTCAATCGGTGGTCAGGCACTGTTTAGGGTTAGTAAAACTACCCCCGAACATGGGTCTCATAGAGAAATCACTGATTTGGAATTGCACGAAATTACCTTGTGCAAAAAGGGCATTAATCCTGAGGCCCGATATACAATCTTAAAGATGGATAATGAAACTGGAAGTAGTAACATGAGTAACGAAGCGTTAGAAGAAATTAGAGACGGCCTAAGTAGAGTTTTGAAGCACATTGATGAAAATGATGTCGCAAAAGCAGAAGATAAAGGAATGCCTAAATCCTATAAAGAGGAAAAAGGTATGCCTAAAGAAGATGAAGAGGACCCAACGGAAGCAAAGAAATCCCAAGAAGATGCTTTGGCTTACATTGACACCTTGGAAAAATTCGCTCACGAATCAGGCGTCGACTTGGATGGTCTAAGGTCTCACTTTGGACTTGAAAAAGCATATCTGCAAGAAGGCAGTGGCGGCTACTCTCACCGTGGACAAGGAGACGAAGTTGGCTCCGGCGAAGATGCGTCAGAACCAACATACCCTGCTCTACCAGCAGCATCCGGTAACAGTTATGTAATCAAGCAACCGGGTTCAATGCAAATGAATGCAGCGGCCGGTAATCAGAATGTGATCAAAGGCGGATTAAACCTAACACCTTCCTCACTTGAAAGAGGCTACCGTGCATATGCAAATATTAGAGATGAAGAAGCGGTCAAGTCTTTGGTTCAAAAAGAATGGGCTGAAAGATATGATACAGAAACTGCAAACGCATTGGCATTGCAGAAAGAAAACGATTACGGCGGACAAATTGCTCAATTAAGAAAGCAGATAGAATCTCTATCTCTTGAAAACAGCGACTTGCAAAAGTCTGCCACACCTACTCCATCCACTACATCAGTGAGAGTACCGACCCATGACGAATTTAACGCAATGGGCAACGGACTTGATGGTTGGAAGATGGCCGAAGACCTTGGAAGGAGAGCACTAAGAGGAGAGTAATTCTCCTTACAAAATATAACATGGAAGTGAATAAATGAGTGGAAGTAGAGGATATTTAAGAACAATTGAAGATATGGAACGCCTATATTACGGCGCAGGAGCAGGACAAAATGCGTGGGCATACAGTGGAACAGACCTTTTGAAGGCAGATTCACCACTAATGTCCACCACCTCAGGAACATACAACGCAATTTTCGGTAGAAAGGTATGGTCACAATTGAACCAAGAATTTAACGCCTTTTCTATACTACCAAAGAAACCATGGGAAAAGAGTGGTTGGAGAGTAGTTACCGATAAGCCTGATTCAAGCAAAGGTGGCGGACTCCCTGAGAACGCAACATTGCCTGACACAAGCAAGCCGACATTCGAGCACATTAACGATAAGCCTCGTACTGTTGCACATACATTCGATCTAACTGAGACCGCAATGTTCCTTGCTGACAAAGATGACGGACTTGGCGATGCAAGAGCAGTCATGAAAATGGAAATGGCAAAGCATCACGCTGAGACAATCAACAAAATGCTATTGAAAGACATTAGCCTTAGAAGCACAACATTGAATGATTTCGAGTCTATTGACAGAATCACATCATCACCATTTGTTGAAAATTCAGGATTTACCGATGTTGCAATCGGAGACCACGCTACTTACAACCTCGCAAGACCTAACACAGCACCTGTAAGCAAGTTAAATTGGTATGATGCAAATGTCGACGCTGGAGCAGCATCTGCTGAAAGAGCCTTAACCCTAAACACCATGGATAGTATGTTCAGAAGTATTTGGGAAAGAGGAGGTCAACCAAAGGTTATCCTAACTGGTTACGATACTCTTGAAAAGATGCAACAATTGTTACAGCCACAACAAAGATTCACTGAAATGAAGAAGGTTGTACCGGGTGTTAACGGTGTAAAAGGTGTTCCGGGTATGGAAGCAGGTTTCATCGTAGCAACTTACAATGGCGTTCCAATTATCCCATCTAAGGATGTTTATGACGAAGATGGAGCAGGTATCAGCAGAATGTATTTCTTAGACACTGACTACACATATTTCTGCACCGCTAAACCAACATTGTACCATGAGAGTGGTATTGAGACTGGAGACCCATTCGGTATCAACAGGCTCGGTCAAATGGGAATGTTCCACACAATGGGCAACCTATGGCAAATGTTCTTCGCAGCACACGGAAAGATTAGAGACATCAGTGCCTGAGGATAATTAGGAGTAAAAAGAAAATAGGTGAATATTATGGCAACAGTAGACAATATAGTAGATACAGTAGGAACAGTAATTTTAGACGAAAATATGTGGATGGGTTCATTGGACTCTTCAACAAATTGGTTAAGTGGTATCACTGGACGCAGCATCGCTGGAGTTCAAGCGAACAAGCAAGCAGACAAAGGCGTATCACTCATGATTATCGATGTAGAGGCAGCAGCACAAAACACTGCCAGCACCATTGCAGTCAAGACCAGTGAAATCCCGGGAATCAAAGGTGCAATCCAAACCGTTGTAGCAGTCTTAGCAATATCAAATGTAGAAACCATTACTAAGCAACCAACCAATGTCGGACACAGTGACTCGAAGATTTCTTTCACAACACACGCAACCTCCGGTGCTAACCAAACACACAGAATTGCATTCTTATATTTGTGAGGTGAGCCAGTGGCTCTTAAACTACAATATGTAGGTTCCCGACAAGTGGTTAAGATTAGACTTAACGCTTGGGGCGACACAGGTGAATATTGGTTTTCGAGAGGACAAATCAGGGATGATATCCCTGAGGGTTATATCCGAGACCGTATTGAACCGTTGATTGCCAATGGTGGAACCGCATGGAAAATTATCAACGACAACGAAAAGAGTGAGGCAATGCTTTCAGTAGTAACTGAAGAAAAGAGCGTAGTAGCAAAACCTGTTGCTAAGACTGAAACAGAAAAGTCTGAAGCAATGCTGGCAGCGGTTAACGAGTCTACTCCTGAATTCGATCAAAGTATGTCAAGAGCAGAAATGATGGCATGGTGTAAAAGTAAAGGCATTAAAACCTCTACTAAAGATACGAAGTCTACATTGACAGAAAAGGCTCTTGCATTTAATGCAGGGGCTGATGAGTAATGGTTCGTATATCCTCTCACAGTATTGATGATGGCGCAGCCCGTTATGCTTCGAGGACAAGAGTGAATAAATTAGTGCTTGATTTTGAAGGTGAAAACGGATTAGGCGGCACCGACACAGCCAGCCTGACACAACACATAAACGGTCAAATACAGACAATATACATTGATTGCACAGATGGCAAGTTAACTGCAAATACTGATTCACAAACGGTCATGGGGACCTTTTCAATAACCAATGGCGACTATACATCTCTTGATGGCAGTCCTATGTATTTGTGCTCGCCTGTTACGGGTCTTGACTTTACAAATAAACCAACAGCAAACTCAGGTATAATCAATAAAAGAACCTATATGCTTCAAACTAAAGAAGGCTCGGATAGCGCACAGCAATTGCTTGACGCTTATCCTATGCACAGTGGGCATTCCACGCCAGCATTACCTTCAATGGCAGGTCCGGCTGTAACTACTGCTAACAGTGGCAGTGCTGTTGCTTCAACATTAACAACACAACCATGGACTGGATTAGTAGCGGGTAAAGTTACATTCACTCTTAGTCTGCTCAATCCGGGTGGGGTAACATTCCATACTGAAACTAAATATCGAGTGACCATCCTCTATACATGAGCATAACATTGATAAAGAAAAACACACACACAGGATGTGAGTATTATGCCAACAGTAACGCAAATCGGTAGAACAAATGTCAGTGGAACAAGACTTACATTCGTAGTAGACATAACAGGATTATCAGCAACCCATTCAAATGCAGGGGAGACAGTAGACTTCGGTGCAACTTTAGGGTTAAAAACAGTAGAAAATGTTCAATTAAACCCTGAGAGTGGATATGTGTTTTCTTATGACATATCAACTAAAAATCTAGTTGCACTTGGGCAAGACGATGGATCAACCGTGAGCCTTGTACTGCCTTCCGCACAAGACTTGTCAACTTTGACAGTTAGAGCATTAATAACAGGCACCCGAGCGTGAGGAGGGAGCCTCCTTGGCTAAATTGTCTCTTGACACCGTTAATTTGGATGAAGCGTTTGAAATTGAGAAACGCCGTAAATCTCGTATGTTAGAGATTGCAAATACGCACAATTCATCGGTTCATGAGTCAATAGCACCATTCAGTAAAGCATGGATGGACCAAAACTCAACCGATATTCGTATGAAAATTAAAGGAAATAGTAGAATGGATATTCAAAACATTGGTTCAGGAACAAGATGCCTAGATTGTGGAATGTTGCATTTTTGCTGGACGCCACAATGCGCTACTTGTGGAGGGCCAATGGATTATAACTTAGGGAGCCACCACTCTAAGAAAGCAAGACAGGTGGCATAAATAATAGGGTGATATTATGAATCCAAGAACAAACGACCCCACAAAATTGTGGTATGATATATTGAAAGCAGATATGAAAGAAAAGGACAAATACTGTCAAAAGCATTTTGGGTGTAAATATTCCGAATGCACCGAGAAACAAAAGTCTCAGTGTAATAGAGAGTGCGGAAAAGAAGTAAAAAAAGCCGACGATAAACCCCCTAAACAGATTAGAGACTCATCCCCTGATGCCGTCAATATATTAGAGATGGATAAAGAAGGCAAGAAGAAGAAGAAGAAGAAGAAAGGAGGTAGTATGCCCGACCTTTCAGGTGACGGTAAAGTTACAATGAAAGATGTTCTAATAGGTAGAGGCGTTGTTCCAAAGGGTAGCGACACTAAGAAATCCGAACAAAAAAATGTAACTTGTAGCGACTGTAATTCCGATAGCGGAGGTTGTCCATCATGCTCGGAAAAACAAAAAGAAATTGCAAAAATGTTACTTGCGAAGGCAATGCCTTGCCCAATATGTGGTGCTGGACCGGGAGACGGTCCTATGGACTGTGCGGCAGGAGAACCCCCTGTGGCTTGCTCAAGAAGGATTAACGCAATGAGGCAAATAAGAAAGCCTCGAAGTAAAGACAACAAAATGAGAGTCCCTCGAAGAATGCGATAATCGGGGGAGGTGTAATGTATGCCAAGAGATTTTCACCCCGGTCATTTACCGAACAGACCACTCTATCCTGACGAGTTAGTCTATACCTCGGTATCTAAGGTTGAAGATTTCTTACAGTTACCACTGCCTGACCCTGTTTCATTATCAGATAATACCTCCACTGCGTTAGGAAGTGCACTTGGCTTTGCAGGTGCAGACGCTTCAAAGACATTCATTAAAGTCCCAATAAGTGGGGCGGATTATAGACGCTGGGGCTATAACAAAGATGATGACATTACAATATACGATGATGCTGACGCAATGGGTTCTACGCTTAAGGTACATGCCATTCAATCGGCAGGCTCGGGCGGTAAAGTCAATCTCATAGCATTGGATGGCTCTACAGCCTATACAACCGCCAACAACGCAGTCATACAATCAACGAGTGCAATATCTCATAGTAAAGAGCGTGGGATAAACAAAGAGCATGTAGAAAACCTGATTAAGATAAGGCAGGATTACATTGACAGCATTACAAGGATGGCATGGAGGCCGAGACTTATCAGTGATGAATATCAAAACTTTACTACATTTAAACCGTATAGAAGGAGATACTATACAGATTATGTTGGTGCCGTTTATCTCAAGAATAGGGCTGTTCAAAGAATATTAAGATTAGCAGTATGGCAAGGGGATTATTATAGAGAGTTAGCATCGAGTAGGATATGTATTCAGGTGCAACCTAATATTAGCACCCTTACCAAGAAACTAACTGAAGAATCTAATCTTTATCTCTCCCCACCAAATTCAGGGTCCTTTGCTACACTAACGGGGGCCTCGAATAACGCCAATGCAGGCAGGTGGAATTCAGACTTTGGACAAAAAAGTGTAGCACTGGACATCGCTAAATTGATCAACGCTGAAGGTAAAGATTCAATTCAATTAGGCTCTTTAACTGATGGGGTCGATTCTGAAGGCAATGCAAGACCGTTGAATGTAAACCATGAATTTCTTGCAACAGCCAATAGTGATGAAGGAGACGGCAAGATATTGCTCAGTAGTATGCGTTCTACAGATGAGGGCGATAGTGCTACTCTTGCTTTTACATATGGAATGTCTACAACTTTAGGAAAAGGGTCTAACTCAGCAATTACAAGTTTTGCGGGTTCAACTCTTGTATTAGATGACCCATCCGAATTTGTCAAAGGGGAGTCATTAATATTCATAGAAAGCGTTGCAGGGGACGGCATTACGCCATACAACCATGTTGGTTTTGTTAGAAGATACACCGATAATGAGGATTTCACTTTAGTTACAGATGTAACAACCACTTTCGCTGCCTATGCTGCAAAAGGCTCTATTGCTAAATTCTCAATTACAAACGGGGGTGCCAATTACACATCACCTCCAACCGTTACAGTCACCAGCAGCACGGGTAGTGCGTTTGCTGGGACTGCTGTGGTCCATAATAACAAAGTCGTTGGTATTGCCATTTCAAATCCGGGCAGCGGTTATTTGAATACCGATGCGGTTACATTTTCCGGCGGGGGCGGCTCGGGAGCCACTGCCACGGTAAATATCTCTCGCGTTACCCAAAAGAGACTTGATACCGATGCTGTTGAGGAAAAGAGGCAGAAGGACTGGTGGTCAATGGAAGACAACGGTGCTATCATGTTCAATAACCAATACCCGTTCTTTGAAAATCACAGCCTTAAGATATGCTATATCTTTGGGGAGAGATATGTTGAAAAAACTATTGAGGACGCTTGTACTAAGTTAGTAGCCATGGACATACTAATGAGTGATGATTACACAGTCTTATTCCCTGAAGGGACAAACAACATTGACTTGAATGCCAAAATTCAAAAATTAGATGAAGAAATAAAGCGAATGTTAATTCCATATCAAGAATCAATAATAGTAGCGGGGATGGGTGGTTAATTTGCTTTCTTGGGAGAGTATACTGTCAAGGCAATTAGCCATTGTTAAAACTGTTGAAACTAAATTATCTACTATCATAGCCGATGAAAAAGATTGGCGTCAACAAACGGTTGAGCGCGAGAAACTGATGGCTGAATTGGACGACATTGAAATGAGTGAAGATGAAATCGAGGCCGTAGTAGATGCGCAAATAGATAGTAACCCCCATAGGTCTAAAATTCAAGACCTATTGAAGCAATTGTGGAGTGAGTATTAATGGCCAAAGATGCTATTACTGCTGTTGTAGATATGATGAAATCACAATGGAATGTATCACCAAAACCAAGTATAGAAGACATTACTGTATTAGACCGAGGCGAAGGTAAGCGCACTCGATTACAAGACCATGATGTCATTAGAGTGTTTGAAACGGCTCACAATGAGGCGCAACCTGAATTGCTTTTTGACTTCGTCAATGAGCATGTAAATCTAACCATAGATGTTAGGACAGTCAAAGGGCGCACCCGCCTTAGCAGTATAAGAGATGAGGTTCGGCGCATACTGCATAAGAACAGAAAGGGCGATGGTGTTAACTTTGACAGGGTAATCTTCAAGACCCGAACCGATTTGTCTGACCGTAGCAAGGGGTTGTTCCGCTACACAATGCAGGCCGAAGTGATTACATTTAGCAAAATATTAGAAACAATCTGAGGAATGAAAAATGGTAAATACAGTATTTAAAGGCGACTTAGCAGAAGTATCGTGGGGTAAAGAAACCCCACTTAGAATAATTGGCGACGGTGCCGCTACGGGGTGGTCTGTTGCCGCCCATGCGAGTTTGCCAAACACCTCGGTAATCACATTGGGGTCAAACCTGTGGCTTCACAACACCACTGTAAAAATACCTGACAATATGTTGGTCGGGTGCACTATTAAGGTTACATCAGGTTCTAATTATATAGGTGACAATTATGCTACTAAGCGTAGAGTGTATTACATTACAGCAAATGATACTACCCTCGGGACAATAAATGTTCAACCCAGCATGGTAGGCAGTGGTAATGCGGGTGCGTCTGAAAGTTTTGTAATTGAAGGAAGAGGCTTGCCGACTCTTGAGTTAGCAATGACTGATGCAAGTCAAAGGGTCAAGACTGATCAATTCTTTGGATTACTAAACAGTATGACTTTGCCTGAGCCGGTGATAGATGTTAGAAAGCAACACATTGTTGGAATGGGCCGTGATGTCAATGTATTGACCAGCGGGCGAGAAACTCTATCAGGCGGTTCTATTGAATTGAATGCACATACCTTACGATGGATGAAGTATGCGCTTGGAGGCCATACCTCGATTGGTCACGGACAATTAATGACAGCAACCGGACCCATTTCGTCAGGCGGCGGAGGACCCGGAGAGGTCCATGAGGTAGCACCAAATATTGCTGTCAACACTACAGGTCTTGTTTATGGAATGGGGCTTGTACAGCCGCAGCAGTTAGACTCGAACCCTTACGAAGGAGGACAAACTTTGACAGGTATTACTAACGCTACGCCACCAGTTTTAGTGGGGAATTCCAATGAATCTCTCACTAAGCATTTTTTGGTTGGAGCAAAGTCGGTCCCTTTCAACACATTTGACAGCGGCGCAGTCCCCAATAAAGCAGATTATGCAGGCACTATAATGGGTGATTTCTTTAGGACTCACATTGCAGTGCCCGCTGATGGAAAAGGGATTATTAGAACAGTAGACTCACTTGGAAGTACAGCATTGGTTGCTTCATCAGGTCTTGCTCAATCAGGAGTTAGATTGTTGCTTAGTGAAGTAACTCAAGCGGGGAATATCTCATCAGCAACAGTAACAATTAGCGCACCCGATATACCCGTCGCTTCCGGCGGTATACAAGCCACTGCGGCTGTGAGCATTATCGCTAATACTATTACTGCAATTACTGTAACAGATGCTGGAGCAGGTTATACAACAAACCCAACAGTGACTATCACTCCCTCCGGTGGAGGCACAGCGTCATACGCCTTTGGAGGCGCAAACCTCTACAGAACCACTGCTGTTAAGAATCACTTTTCAATTACTGATTTGCTTGATTATACTGGCACAACCGCTGCATTGTTTAACCTTGCAGATGCGACACAAACCGGAGCACCAGCATACTTCCTGCCAAAACTCACAGCAGCAATCGTTGCGGGTGACGCATGGGTCACTACCTCGGCTCAAATAGCAGGGAAATTCACTGCGGGCGATTATGTTCAAATTTGTGACAAAGATGTAGTTTCTATTCCGGGTGCCGACGAGACCCTTCCAACACTAAACAAGCATGAAATTAGAAGAGTTTGTGCGGTCAACGGCGGAGTTATTTATGTTGAAGAGGCATTTCAATTTGATCATGCTATCGATTCTGTTGGTATTGAGAAACTTCAATATGCATTTAACAACGGCAACTTGGTTCACGGCTGTCCTTCTATAGAAACAGATTCATCATCAAACTCCAATGCTGCTTCGGGGCAATTGAAGTTTGGAATAACTCACAATATATTTGGTGCAAGTCACCTGCCTTCATTTAGCATTGAACAATCTTATAGGCAAACAGATACAACGCCGGGTAGGGAACAGATGTTAAGGTATTACAATGGGTGCAAGGTGACAAGAGCCGCATTCATGTCTGATAGCGAGGGTGAAGTTAAGGTTAACCTTGAATACGAGGCTACAAGACATTATACTGATACGCTCAAAAAACATAACCCACATAGAATGTTTGAGAATACCGCTAATACAAGAGCGAACAGGTCCGCTTCAGGCATAGCGGTAAATGGTGAAAAGCCATACTTGTTCCAAAACCTAAGCATTGAAGCATTTGGCAGACCAGTTATTAGAGGGACACAGTTTGATTTTGAAATAACCAACAACAATACTTCAAGATACTATGTTAGAGGATATGAGGGACAGGTTTTGTCAAATGACCAAGTACAGCACGGCGGCACACATCAACCACTTGAAATCACCGAAGCACAAAGAGAATACACATTCAAATTCTCAGCAATTGTAGAAGATGATAGGTTTTGGGATGAAGTTAGAACACGAAGGCATCACAAAAACACTAACGACATTGTGTTTAGATTAAACAAAGACGCTGGTGCCGGAGGGGAGAACGCTCAGGTAACTCTATCAGATTACACTATCTTATCAGCAAAGCATCAATTACCCGATGACAAAGGTCCGGTGAATACTGAGGTAGAGTGTGCTGTCAGACATCTACAAATCAAAGAAGTCAACGCATACTTCACACTGTGAGGGTAATTATTAAGCGTAATGAAGTGGTGGAGAATCATATGAGACTGACAGGGACTGTTAATATCAATGGCTCAATAGAGCCCGTAAATTGGACTATTGTAGGAAGTAAAGTAATTTCAGGTAGCGGACTTAGCGCAGACAATATCAGCGTAATGATACCGCTGCCGTCATACCTTGAGGAATCTGCTGAAGGAAGCCCAGTAATGAGGGAAGAAGCAGCAAGCAAAGACGCTGAAACAGGCGGGTATTGGGATAAAACAGTTACAGATTTAAGACTACTATGCAAGGAGAGAGGACTCGCAATTTCCGGCAACAAAACTGCTCTTGTAGAAAGATTACAAGAGTATGACTCATCAAGTGCCCCTGATGAAGTAGAAGAAACTACTAATGAGGTGAACACAGATGATAGAGCAGAATCCAGCGAATAAATTTTTATTGAGTAACAACCCTGACTCGCATGTAGTCAAAACCCCTATGGGTGATTTATTGATATATGTGAAGCAGTTATCTTGGATCGAACAACAAGAAGCAATGACTAAATTTGTTGATTTTAAAATGGTAGACGGTGAGCCTGCTCCTCAAATTGATTTAGGAGGTTACTGGAGATATGTGTTTCAAAAGTGCGTTGTCAAAACCGAGCCTGAAATGTCAAGTAAAGATTTGCTTAACCTAAAACCCGAGGTTGGCGCAGAAATACAGAAACATCTACCCTCGCTGACCAAGATTGTAGAACAATTTGCTGGCGGTGAAGCAAACCCTTTGGGATAACCTATTCCGATTTGAAGCAGTATATTGACTCAGACGGGATAGACAATGCGTTCAATTCTACACAAAGTTTTATTTTAGCACATCAAACCGTTACCTTTGCATTAGGTAAGTATTTTGGTTGCGCTCCACACGCATGGGATGACATGCCTGCTGAAAGAGTCATGTTAGACTATATCTTTATGAGAGTCGCACAGCAAACTCAAGCCGAGGAAATGGAGAATATGAAGAAAAACCTATCGAGAAAGGGGGGTTTCGGTGGAAATTCTAAAGGTGGGAGACCTGTACGCACAACTAGCGATGGTGACTACTTTGACCGTGCTAATTTGAATTTGAAGGACTGAATCTAAATGGTAAATGCAGCGGAAGCAACATCTGAAATCGCAAAGGCAAGTATTACGCTTGGCGGTTTTTCTAAGAATGTCCAGTCCGCAGCACTTTATACTAAAATGCTAAATGCTGCACTTGGTCCTTTTTACAATACTTGGGTTAGTTTGAAGCAAGGCATAGGGACTACAAAAGAAGTGTTAGAGGATATAACTAATGTATTTACATCTTCCAATGAGGCCTTGGAGCCATTGGCAGATACAGTGTCTTTAGTCGACAAAGGGTTTTCCGGTATATTCTCAGCCATTGCGATGGGTATCGGCCTGTTATTGGCGTTAGGGCTTGGAGTAGTGATGCTCGGGGGCAATATGGGGGAATTAGGTGACTATCTCCCCGGAGTCGGGGATGGCCTCACCAACATATTCAGCGGACTAAAGGACATTGGTGCGTCTATCATGGAGTTAGTGGGCATTATTTTGTCAATAGACTTCAGCCCAATCATCGAACCCCTCACTATCTTTGCTGGAGCGATAATAATCTATTTAGTAGAAATCGCTCAAACATGGGTTGCGATTACTGCAACAATCATAGAACAGGTTGTAAAGGTGTATTCGCATTTGGCGGAGACAGGCGCACTACAGGCTCTCATTGATGCCATAGGTGGCGTGATGGATGCCTTGATATTCGCATTTGGTTTTATCTTCAAAGCATTAGCCGACTCAGGAGTCACCTTTGAGAGCGTGAGGAATTTCATTACTTCGTCAATTGAAAACTTCGTGGATTTCTTAATTTCAAGCGGCATTATTGATTTCATTGTAGAGGTGGCCTTATTGATTGCTGAGGTTGCAGCCGTTGTGATCAAAGTAGTCGGCGTAATTATTGGCATCGTGATATACTTACTCGGGGTTCTTATACCCTTATTGACGCCATTATGGTTATCTTTTAAGTTGACTATGAAGGTAGTTATTACGATTTTCACATTTTTAGCGAGGACTGTCATTGCAATAATCAGATTCATAGTAGCAATGTTTACACTTGACTTTGACAAAATGGAAGACATAGTGTTTGGCTGGGCCGATGCGTTTATCGGTGTTTTTGAATCGTTATTTGGATTTGTTGGAACATGGGTTGATGGCATCTTAGATTTCCTTTCACCAGTGATAGATGCAATAGAGTATG